GGGGGATCTATTCATCTTAAGGGATTTTGATTTAATATAATACTAATAAAGGGGATCTAGTATTTGTTGCTCCATACTAGCTATCTTACAAAAATCGCGAACATCATCTAAAATTGTTGTAACATTAGTGAGTTTATCAAAGTAGGATTCTAAGTCTAATTGTAGTTTTGGCGCAATTCCAAAAGCACGCTGAAATGTCAAACGTGCATCACTACTAATATAACTACTACAGTTATCTAACTTATGGGAGTATCTATAGTCATTTAATTTTACACGATCATCACTAAATCGTTGTAACCAGTTCGAAAATGATTGCAAAACGGGGACACCTTGGTTCAAATTTGCTTCACATTCACCCACGGTTGCTAACCATTTCCTAAAGTGTTCCAAACCACCTAAACTAACAGCATTATCAATGCAAACAGTTGTGCGAGATATAGTGCGTTGTGGATTGCGCACCATAACCCACCCATTCAAAGTCTCAACTGGATTGCATTGACAATATTCTATCTGTTCAAATTCATCAACAACACTGAATTTAGTGCCAAAGCCGTAATCGTTGATATTAGCTAAATCTACCTTATTAAGATCTGATCTATTGATAATAACAATAGAGTCATCTCCATCAACTACAATATATTTATGTTTAATACGGCGGGTTAAGTGGGACAACATAGCACGATTTATACAACAGTTACCAAGTGAGGTATTCGCTACTCCTGAGGTGCGGGTTCCTGTGATTGTATAATCAATCTTCTCCCGATTACCACCTCCAAACGAGCAATTGGACTTCAACTGGTGGATCAATAAGTTCTTTAACCACCAGTCACCAGGATAATAACTCTGGTAATACTTATGCTCTGCCTCTAACCATGTTGTATGTATCCGTGAATCAAACCTACTATGATCCAAAAGAATAGCTATTGGATCATCAAACTGATTCCACTTTTGATATAATACTGAAGCTTTGCTACGTTGATTCAATGATTTGGTAGACATGTCAATGTTATGTAATAATATATCTTCTATCGGATATAAGTAGCGTTGCAACTCTAAATTGTATTCTGGACTATTACCCTGAATCGCTCGCGGTGCTTTATAACCATCATCTTCATTATATGACATTCTTTC